TGTCCCTGATCCAGATGACCAGGTCGCCGTAAGGCATCTTCTTCACGGTACCACTGTCTTTCAACGGCTTAAACATGAAGTCCAGGCTCTCTCGGGCTCCAGGTCCAGGAGCGCAGAACTGCTCGTCATGCTGATATTTAAGTGCGGGATTAACTGAGTTGCTAGTGGCGCAGTGATATCCATAATACTCTCCAACTCCAGGCTGCTCTCGCAGCATGTTGAACATGTCCTTCAACGATGTTACCTTGATGATCCGGTCGGTGGTGCCATCTTGGGTCCAGCTTGCCACCCACTCAAGGATGTCAGTATTTTGGATCGGTCGAGTAGGATCATTGTACTTCGCTCGGCAGAAGTTCCTGCCTGCGGTCTGTAGTGAAGTGTGCAACTCAGTTGAACCATACATCTTTGCACCAGCTTGCTTCGACTTAGCAGTTTCATCTTTTATGTGTTGAAGATAGTTTGGATCCTTGACAAGCAGCTCAAAGTCTACATGAGCCTTCTTAGGATCTTTTACCCCTGTCAACACTGAGTGGATCCCACGTGCGCCATAGAAGTGAGAGATTACTGTATTGCAGATCTTGTTGGCAGGTGAGAGAACTTTGTCAGGAATTGCGCAAATATTCTCGATAATGTAGCGCATTCGATCATCGGCGAGAATTAGGAAACTGAAGTACTCAACATCAACACCAAGAGCTGGATCTCCACCATCACTGTAATCAGGTCTCAACTTATATGCATATTCTGTTCTTTCAGCAACTTTTGTCAAGAAGTGCTCAAAGTCAGACAGAGCCTTAGGGTCTATATATTGACTATACATCTTAGGTATCGTACCAGTAAGTTTTACCATCGGTTGTCAGAGCACAGTCAGGGGATATCTGAATATTTCGAGCCTGTTCGAACAGCTTTCCTACTTTCTTACCAATCTTAGTAAAGCAGAATTGTTCACCGCCTGGCGACCAAACATCTTCAAGCAGAACAATCTCTAACTCAACCTTAAGCTTATCAAAGGTAGTCCGCAAGAGTTCATCATAAGGCTTGAAGGTATCCGTCTCTTCATCAAAGTACTTTTCGAATACCTCAGCCCACATATTGTCAAGCATATCTGACTTTACCAACAAGTGCAACAGCTGTTTGCCTCTTGCACTTGTCAGAAAGATACGGTGAACTTGATCATCATACCCAGTTTCAGGGTCGAAAACAGCAATGTCAGCAATATCTGGGTTTACCCAGATAGTCTTCCAGTTGCAGTCCTGTATGATAAGAGGTTCGAAATTGTCAAACTTGAGGTCAGATAATTTGTTCACAGTAGGCTCCATCTTACTTCTCGTAGTCCGTCTTGCTGTCTTGGAACGTGTAAGGTAGGTCTATCGCTCGTGGGTTCTTGTCCTTAGCCTGTGGTGTTGTCAACTTAGTCCACTCACGACGAGCAAGAGCATCACATTCGAATTTTGCATCTTCAGTCTTAAGTTGAAGTGGCGGAGATTTCTGAGTGTAGGCAGATGCGCCGCGCAGATAACCGACGATGCCCATCTCAGCAGCAACTCTACAGAAGCGAATAGCTGAAATTACAACACCTCCGGAGTTGCTGCTGTCTTGACATGATAGCCGTGCAGTGAATTCATAGCGCGCCCCAGCCCAACCATAAGCAACTATATCAAGATTTGCGATCTTGTTATCGCTGCCTACATAAGTACCGCCTGGTTTCTGAAGCACGGTTAAAGATGGGCCAGCATATAAGGTCATCCCAGCAATGCTCTCATTTCTTACAGAATTCTGACCTTTTAGCACATTTTCTTTCGAAACGTGCTTACTATGTAAGCGATCTTTGGAAATCATGTTCAAAAAGTCACAATTTGCCGTGCGACCAGTACGAATATTCTCTTGACCTTGCGTGGATCCTGCCGCCATATTCATCTGTATATGTTGTGTAACCATCAACCCAGCATCAAGCATAGCGCCTTGAAGAACTTCTGACAAGCGGCTTGCACCCCAAATTGAACGCATGTCTGACCCTACGATTGTCAAGCCGGCGTTAATGAATTTTTGCTCATATTCTTTTGCTTCTTTTGTAGAGATCAATGTAGGAATGCAGTTGATGACATGACATTTAGCCTCAATAGCTGCATCAATGTAAAACCTACTTGCCTCATCAGAACCTACTGGTAAGTAATTGATCAGAACATCAACCTTGTGATACTTCAACAGGTCAACTACACGCTCGTAAGGTTCAGCTGGGATCGCTCCAGTCCTGAATGAAACGTCTTCTGGAAAATCAAGCATGTAAGGCGCTATACCGTCCAGCTCTGGGCCAGAGTAAACTATCGCACCATGCTCGATACAAGCAGTAGGACCGTCATCAAGCAGTTCGACAACATGATCCATTGCACAGTTTGGTTTAGCACGTAATGCTTCTTTCAATGGCTTGTTAACCTTACGAATGTCCACGTCAAAACCACAGACGAAAGTGATGTCATTGACCGTGTAACCACCAATATCAGGGTACATCAACCCAACCGTGTCATCTGGATTTTCTTTGTAGTACTGGATGCCTTCTACTAAGGCCTTTGCGCAGTTGCCGGCGCCGATTATCGCGACGCGTATGCTTTTGTTCTTGCTCATGTTGTCTATCCTTTTCGTTATTTCAGTTTAGGGGCGTTGGCTCAATGTTGCTGAGAGTAGGCCATAGTTGTCCTTCGGTCAGAAGGTCTTATTTATGGTGATCCTGACGAAGGTCTCGCCATCTTTATTCAGTGAAGCATTCAACTTCACCATGTCATTCACTGGTACCTCAACTTCAACTTGATCTTCATGAACGCTGAGGTCCAGCTCTCCAGTTACGTAGTCTTCTGGATCTTTTGCCATGGCTACATTCCCACACCCATCTGAGACATGTCTACTCCGAGTGGGCGCTCTTCAGGGATGTCTCCGATCATGCAGTCAGTGGTAAGCATCAGTCCTGCTATCGAGGCCGCGTTCTGTAAGGCAGTTCTGGTCACCTTGGTCGGGTCGATGACGCCCATCTTCAGCATGTCACCATACTTACCAGTAGCAACGTTGTAACCATGGCTACCTTTCTTCTCAAGGATCTTGCTGACCACTACTGCAGGTTCTTCACCAGCATTGGCAATGATCGCCCTGATTGGGGCCTCAAGGGCACGCTTGACTATCGTGATCCCAGCATCTTGGTCAGGGTTCTGTCCTTTCAGCTTAAGAACTTGCTTCGAGGTAGCCGCACGTAGTAGAGCAACTCCTCCACCTGGTACGATGCCTTCTTCGACGGCAGCTCGTGTGGCATGGAGCGCGTCATCAAAGCGGTCTTTTTTCTCCTTCATCTCGATCTCGGTTGAGGCTCCAACCTTGATGACTGCGACACCGCCAGACAGCTTGGCCTTGCGCTCATGTAGCTTGGACTTTTCGTAGTCAGAGGTGGTGGCGGACATCTGTGCGATCAAGTTCTCTATTCTTGCATCGATCGCTTCTTTGGCGCCGGCACCGTCGATGATGGTGGTGTTGTCTCTGGTGACCTCAACTCGCTTAGCTTGACCAAGGTTCGCGATGGTCGCCTTGTCCAGGGAGATGCCAAGCTCTTCAGCGATGAGAGTACCTCCGGTGAGGACGGCGAGGTCTTCAAGGATCGCCTTTCGACGTTCGCCAAAGCTTGGGGCCTTGACAGCTACACACTTGAGGCGACCGTTTAGCACGTTGACTACCAAGGTGTGGAGAGCATCACCGTCAACATCTTCAGCGATGATGACCAGTGGACGGCCGGCCTTGGAGACCTGCTCGAGGACTGGTAGCATGTCACGGATGTTCGAGATCTTACGGTCGAAGAGCAGGATGTATGGGTTGTCAAACTGGACGTTCTGCTTCTCGACCACGTTGATGAAGTAAGGAGATAGGTAGCCACACTCGAACTGCATGCCTTCTACTACCTCAAGCTCGTTATCTAAGGACTTGCCGTCTTCGATGGCGATGACCCCTTCTTTGCCAACCTTGTCCATGGCGTCAGCGATGATCTTACCAATCGCGTAGTCAGAGTTAGCGGAAATAGAACCTACTTGAGCGATCTCTTCTGATGAGGTACATTCAGAGGACATAGACTTCAGCTCGTCAACTACCGCGATTACAGCTTGATCGATGCCACGCTTGAGGTCCATTGGGTTCATGCCAGCGGCCACAAACTTCATGCCCTCTTGGATGATCGACTGAGCGAGGACGGTGGCGGTGGTGGTGCCGTCACCGGCGACCTGGGCGGTGCGAGAGGCAACTTCCTTTACCATCTGGGCGCCCATGTTTTCGAAGCGATCGGTCAGCTCGATCTCATTGGCGACGGAGACGCCATCCTTGGTGATAATTGGGGAGCCTGTAGGGCGGTCAAGTATGACATTTCGCCCCTTTGGACCTAGGGTAACTTTTACTGCATTTGCGAGGATGTTAACGCCAGTGACCAGCTTGGTCCTGGCTTCATCATGAAACTTTACGTCTTTGGCTGACATTAGAAGATCTCCTTATTGATGTATGGTATTCTATCACTTACCGGGTGTCTTGTATATTTACTAGCGGGCACTATTCATTGCTCGTAGAAGGTTGACCTTGGAAAAATAGAGATTAGGAGCTTGTATCGATGGAGAGCCAGTGCTATACCGTGTCTGTTGACCTGGGATAATAAAATGCATTGAAGGAATATTGACCTCCCACTGCTCTTCAGTCATGGTGGTCTTGATCTCACCTGTCTGACACGATCGCTGAACATCCTTAAAGGCAGCGTCAATCATCTGTTGAGCAATGATGTCCTCATAATTATCGATGTAGTGCTGGTCGAGCTGAAGGCTAACACCAATGTGTAACTTTTCATTGAAGGTCTTAAAGTCCTTCCAGGTTTGGATCTTAAGGTGAGTTACGTTCGTCAGCAGCTCCTGCTCTAACACATTTTTAAAGCCGGTAAATATCGCAAAGGGGTCTTTCTTAAGTTGATCGTTCATATGCCATTCATCAAGGATTGAGGGGTAATTATCCATAGCCTTCAAGACTACCCAGGATATGGTGTCACTGATCTTGTGGAACAACTCGCTATCCTGGTCTATGGTACATTGATAAGGGTGAAGCTTGACAATAAAGTCAGTCGACTCATATGTTGGTTGGGGTGAGAGGCATATTATATCTTTAAGAGATGTTGCCATGTTATCGTCCTTTATATCTTGCAATGCTTTATCGATGTCTTCATTAGTATGGGGTTCCAAAAACATAAACTTCCATCTATTCTTGAAAAGTTTGACGCTAGTGTTAGTGCCGAGGAAAATATGAAAGTGAATGGATTCTATAGAATCTAGGATTGTGGCAATTTCATTTTCACTATGTAGGTTTCAGTTGGCGTTAAACGCGGTTAATATCTTTGCTTTGATCGTCTTTCTGTTTAGACGTTTGTGGGCTTCGAGCCTATGATGACCATCAAGGACCAAATAACCTGATCCAGATCGCTTCACTAAAATAGGATCAATATCTTTTTTGAGTTTC